AAATTAACCTGTTTTTGATGTTGGATTGAACATATCAAAATCAGGCAAATACACAAATTTCTAAACAGGCTTACCACTGAGATTATCGGCTATCGCCTTCACCGCCTTTGGCGTCGCTGCCATCGTCTCGCTGTCGCTGTGGGTGTCGCTTCTGAGTTGGGTGATGCCCGCAACCGAAGTGGTCGCATTCACGATACGCTGCACAAGCCGACTGCCATCGCCAGCAATCTCTCTCGACTCACCATTAGGTACGACAACCCCTGCGCCCGCTTTCGTGCGACAAATCAGCGAGCCACTGCCCGTGCATTGATTCACCACCGTCCAGCTCTTCTGCCACGCGGGGAAAATGACTGCCACGTTGGCCTTCAGATCGCCTGAGAGCACAATACGCGCTTTAGCCGCCTGTAGTGCGCTCAGTGCTACATCGCCTTTTGACAGCCCGGATAGCGTGGCAATACCGTAGTTTTCTGCCGGTACCCACCCCGTCAACGTGCCGTCTGTCACTTCGGGATTATCCAGATTGTTATCGACGCTGTTCAGCCAGAAGCCGCTGTTCTCCGAGTTCGGGATTTTCGCGCCCGCAGGGTAACCGCCGATGGCTTTGGCAAACACCGCATCAAACGGGTAGCCCGCCCCGGCATTGGCCCAGCGCCCCATCGCTGAGAGTTCATTGAGGATACTGTTAAAGTCCTTGCCGCTGGGCGGAATGCCGCCCGAGACTTTGGGCACCATCGTTTCCGGCGGAAAGCCCAGACTCAGCGAGGCCTCGCCGCTGCCGGTTTTGGTGTCCTGCGGAATATCACGCTTGTTGCCGTTCTGCCCGAACGGTATCGCGTGTTTGGTGGGGGTATGGCTGGATTTCATGTAAACTCCCATAAAAAAACCTGTATGTCGCAGGTCATTCAGTAAAATGTGCCCTCATCCATCGGATAGGTGTCTGCCGCAAAGCCCAGATTAGGCGTCGGCGCAATGATAAATCTCACCTCTACCCCGCTCGGTACCGGCATCACTGCCAGCGTTTTCAGTATCGCCAGATCAGACAGCGTTGGCGGAAACTCGAACACAAGGTTCATGGTCATATCCCGCCCGTCGGTGCAATACACCTTGCCCCGGTCGGTAAACAGAATACGCAGAAAGCGGTTAATCGACGGGATAGTGGCATCGGTAATATTGCTAAAGGCTTTCGCCAATATCAGCTTGCGGTAGGCGTCATCGGTTAATCTGACCACCGATGAGGGTTGCAGCAAGGCATAAAACGGTGACACATCGAACGGTTGCGGGTAACCATCAATGGCCGTGATTTCAGCTTCGTCAAAGCCCAGATAATCTGGGGTATCTTCCACCGTCAGATAGCGCGACACGCCGACAATTTTTCCCCAGATATCCAGGCTATAGGTTTGTGCCGTCTCGATATCCCATACCGCCGTTAAAAAAATGTCGGTAAAACGCTCGAGACTAACGGCCTGCTCAAAGGTGGCTATCACAGCGTTTAACGCCTTTGATGCCGCATACTGCGCCTGTATCGTCTTCAGGTAATTCATGCCGTCACCACCTGAATAGCCGTCTCTGACGTCACCGGCACCTGGTCAATACCCAGCGTCACCCCCGACGACCAGTGCTGGCCGTCCAGCGATAACTCTATCACCGCGATATTCAACCTGACCGGGTCAACCGCTGCCACACCGGCATAAAAACGCCCGGCAGGGATAAGTGCCCCGATGGTCGCCGCGGCGTTGATATCGTCCTGCCCGGTAAACGTGGTGATAATCGCCTGCTGAATACGATTATCGGTATCGGCGGGTAGCTCAGTGCGCTGATTTTGCAGCGTCACCCGAAAAGACACCGTGGTGGGCTTTGCCGTCTGCCACTGCAAGGCATACTCGGGATACGGTGGGCTGTAGTCCTCGGTATGTTGAACGGTGTAATCCGTATCGCCGTTCATCTCACAACCGGGGGCCTTGTTGTTGAAAATAGCCTGGGCAATATCGGCCTGTGCACCGCCATAAACACCAATGTAGACTGAATGCGGGGCCACGGAAAACCCCGTTGCACCCATTGTCACCGCCTCGCTCTTGCGATTTGACCAGACATAGGCGTCAGTGACGCCGGGCACCGCCAGCAACGCCGCCTGAAGAGACACATCCAGATTACGTGCATTTAACGCCACCGAGTGACGTCGACGGTGTTCAAAATCGGCGCGGCTCTCCTCAAGGTTGCCCGGCACCCCTGCCGTTGGGTTGCTCACCCCTGACCAGTCCGGTACCGCCTGGTACACACGGTTCAGCGTCTGCGCCGGGCAGGGCAGCGGACCCGGCGTCTGGTTCTGGAACACGACCGCCACACTCCCCGTGGGACCGATGGTGGTCGCCGCCAGGCTGCGATACTGATAGCCCGCCTCATCCTGCGCCACGCTGCCCACCGGCAGCTGCGTACCGGCCAGCCCCGTGCAGATAGCCGTCACCGTGGTACCGGTCGCGCCAAGGCGGTCAATAAAATATAGTCGCCCAATCGCGTCCTGAAACCGGCCACTGGCAAAATCCGGGTTAATCTGGTTAACCAACGCCAGCAGCTGGTCGTTTCTGGCGGTGATAATCGCTGCCTCACTGCTGGCCAGCTGGCCCTGCGGGGTCGTCAGGCTGGTGCTCATCGCACCGCCAAGCGCCGTGGAGAAATAGCTTAGCCGGCCGTTCAGGATATCGACTTCATCCGGTACCAGCAGGCCGGTCTTGGAAAAGGTGACCGCCGGCACTGCGGTGGTATGCGCCGAGGATTTCTCTGTCATAATAGCACCGTGGTTTGGTCAAAGTTGGTATCGATTATCGTCATGACGCCGCCCATACAGCGCTCGCCACCGGAAACGGCCGTGCAGCTTGCGGACGACACATAGGGCAGCTTCATCGCTTCCTGCTGCATTTTGGTGTTGATAAGCTGCGTCCCCGGCCACTGACCCAGGATGCGTGGGTAGTAAGGGATGCCCAGTGTGGTGTCGTACCAGCATTCTCCCAAAAAGGTGCTGCAGACACAGGCAACATCCTGGGCCACCGCGTAAGGGTTATCGGTGACCGCCAGATTGCCGGCACCGTCCAGCATCAGATCCCAGGTCTGCGTGTCGAGTCGCAGTGAACGTGTTTGCATGGCCCTCTCCTATTGGGGTTCTCCCGTCTGCGCCCCGCCCGACTGAACACCACCGTGTACGTGATCGCCAAAGGCAATACCGCCGATGATCGCACCGCCGGCGAGTGAAGCCTGCCCGGTTACCTTCAGGGTATTCGAGCTTTGCACCTCACCGTTCAGCAGGATGCTGTCTGCATTCACCGCAAAGCGTGAGGCATTGGCCTCAATATCTGGCGCGTTCAGTGAAATTTTCCAAGGTGAGGTGACATTGATTTGCTGATCGGCAAACGCAACAAACTGCACCGGCCGGCCGTTGAGTACGCCACCTAGGTAGAGGGCATCCGACAGATTGTGCGTGCGCCGGGAGCCGGGCATTGACGGCTGGCGCGTTGCCTTGACGCCACTGATATCCCGGTCGCAGATAGCCAGAAAACCGATATCACCGACCTTGGGCGGCATGATCACCGCGCTGTCGCCCCCTTGCAGACGCCAGACCGGGACGTTGTAAACCACCCCATGCGCGATGGGTGCACCATCGCCGGCGACCGCCATCACCATCGGGCGAATATCAATGGCACCCTCTTTCACGTTCACCACCTGCCCCAGCGTGATAAACACATGACGGCCTAAAAACTGGCTCAGGATAAACTCCTGCGCATTGCTATCGCCATTCAGATCGGTACCACTCACGTGTAACGGATGCATCTCATTCTCCCGGTAGTCGTAGCAGATCGCAGGCGGTACTCCACTGCCCGCCCTCCACCCATGACGTCAGCGTATGCACTGCGCCAATAACGCTGTATTGCCCGCTGGCATCGGGCAGCGCCGTCTCCAGCGACAGCTTGCGCCCGATGAAGATATCGGCACAGAACAGCGTGGTGATGCTGAGCCCCACGCTGGTAAAAATGGGATAGCCAATCAGCCCTTGCTGTGGTGAAACCCGCAATGCCGGCGCTTTTCTCGGCGTGCCCTTCGGCCAGATCATCACCTGTTCGACGTTGATGTCGATGTCTGCTTCAACGGCTTGGGCCGCCTCCAGCATCTGCCGGGTGATATCCCCCTGAAAATAGGGGTTTGGCAAGGCGCGTTTCACGCCCTGGTTTTCGTATTTCAGCCCAGCTACTGATGCCAGCGACGTAAAGATAGTGTCAATGCCAATGGTGCCTTCGGCACTGAACGGCGGCGCGGCTTTCGCCCGCAAATAAAACATCATGTTAGCGGTGATCATCAGCGGCACGTCTGGGGCCTGATTGTAATCGGCGTAGGCGTCGCTGATGAATCCCTCGAAGATTTGCTGATCAGCGGCCCAGAGGCGGATCCGGTTCGGCGCGGCCCCGTCGATCCAGACGCCCTTATAGCTCAGCACCGCCATGTGCTGTGGCGTCAGTCCCCAGAGATACAGGGTGATCTGCGTGCCGGCAATGCCGCCATAGGCTGCCAGGCTCACATAGCCGCGCACGTTATCGAGGGGCAGTACATTGCCCCGATCGTCAAAGGTCTTGCCTGCGGCAAGGGTGAACTCCACCCTAAGATGGCGTATCTGGTAGCTCATCGCAACGCCTCCGGCGTCAGATAGTAGAGTTTGAAGCGCTGCCCCAGCCCCGCCCATTCCGGATCGGCCTTCCCCTCAAGATCAGCGAAAAACAGCTCACCCGCGAACGGGAGATAGCCATAGCGCACGATTTTGTTGCCATTCAGGCACAACACCCCTGTAGGCACGGGGTATCATTCACGCTCAGATCGAGGTACAACCCCGTACTGCGCTGGTTCAGCCGGATGGCACAGGCCTGATTATTCAGGCTAACGATAAACTGTTGCGCCTTGAGCGGTTTTAAAACAATTTCCAGCATCAGGTTAAACTCCGTGCGAGCCAGTCTACTGCGTGGTCCAGCTTTTGCCGTGGGCTGATGACCACCTCACCCAGCGATTTTCGGACATCGTCAACCGCAGATGACACCGCGCCCGCGACACGCTGAAAGGCCGGGACAATACCTGTCTGCGCTTTTTTGACCTCGTCGAGGGTGGGGCCGGTCGTTGACGGCGTCACGCTCTCCGTCCGGGCGTTGGCCCCCTGCGTCCGGCGGTTATCCGTCGGGCTGGCCTGTGAGGTTTCGCTGCTGACCGTCACGTCGGCCACGTCCTGCACCGCCTGAAAAACCGCCGTTACCGTGAGCAACGTCGGGCCGCCATCGCTGCGGATGCGGTAGTCGTATTGTGTGAGATCGTAGCCGGCGTAGGTCTTGTCGGGGGTATCGATATCATAAACCGCCGCCGTGGTGTGCATCATTTCAAGCGTTGCCAGTACATCCGAGCGGGAGGTCAGCGTCAGATTAGTCAGGTTGGGCAGGCCGCCGGCGAACCCCGTCCAGCCCTCCACGGTAAAGGTCATATGCAGTTCTGCCGGGTGCTGCACCTTGTTGAAGGTGGTATACCCGCCTTTCTCGACAGGCGCCGTCCCCATCGCCGCCTCGCCCCCGACCTCAACCACCACGAATGACGTCGGTGAAAACGGTCGTCGGCCGATATTGTCGCCCGAGGCGTAGTAGATGCCGTACCCCGGCGACAGTACGCTGTTGACGACCGATAGCAAGCCGCCGCCGCGCACCGCATTAAGCACGGTGGCCTGATTCAGTGAAAACGTCATGTCGAGACTCCGAAAGCGTAGTGGGTCACCAGACTGGAGCGGTTAATTTTCGCCCGGGCGTCGTCGGTGACCCCTTTCAGATTGTTGGCCGTGGTGGTGGCGTTCAGTGTACCGATATGAATGGTCTCGTTGACCGTGGATTGCGCGCCCGCAACAGGCTGTCGCGATTGTGCCGCCATGCCGGCACCCGGTTGCGGCAAAGCCTGGGCGATATCTGCCCGGGTAAGATAGCCTGCGCCATTTTCATGACCAATGATGCCTTCCATCAAGGTGATCATCTGTTGGATATTGTCTGGATCAAGACGCGCATTCGCATCCAGCCCCAGTTTACGTGTCAGCGCCTGAATATAGGCGTTCACGTTGTTACCGTCGGCCGACGGCGCGTACTTTTGCACAATCGCCGCTACCGTGTTGATCCCTCGCCCCAAATACCGCTGCAGCTGCCGGTACAGCGCGGCGATGCCCGCCTGCATGGTCGAGAACACCGCAAAACGCCCCTGCTCCCCTGGCTCTTTCGTCGCACCCGCCTGCCCGGCATAGTTCAGATTACCGGGGTTATTGTTGCGAATACCGCGGGGTACGGCCCGGTAGGGCACGCCGGGGTTGTTCTTTGACCAGTTTTCGCGCTTGAGTCTCTCCAGCTCTTGCATCTCTTCGCCGGTGCTGGGCGTATTGTTGGTCGGTATGACGAGCGCCGCCCACGGTGCGATCCGAGTCAGCGCCGTTGCTATTCTCACGCCCACTGCACCTGTCGCCGCGCCCCCGCCTAGCCCTAGCATGGCGGCCACCGCGCGATACACGCCCCAGAGCCAACCCGCAAATTTTAGCCCTATCAGGGTCAAAATAACGTTTTTCCATCCCTCCATCGCCCCGGCTGCGTCGTTTGCCAGGGTGATCAGGCCCTTGAGGGTGTCCAGAAAACCGCGAACCGCGTTCTTGATGTCTTCCGGATGCGCAGCCATCCAGGCAGCCAGTTCATTCAGCCAATCGTTGAATTGCTTGAGGTACGGCGGCAGCGCCGTAAACAGGATATAGCCGGTCTTCTCGAAGGCCTGGCTGATTGCCGCCCACTGTTCCCGAAACCGTTTCGCTGCCGCAATGTCGTCCTCATCCACACCCGAACCGGCTGTAAAGCGCTCAACGTCCTGCAGTGCGTGCCCCGATCCCATCCACTGCTGCGCGGCGTACCCCAGCCCCAACTCACCGCCGTAAGCCTGCTGCTGCGCGGTATTCAGGTGGGGGAAGGCGGCGGTCAGTTTGCGCATAATGTCTTGTGTGCTGTCACGGCTGAGATCAACATTAACGTCGGCCTGGTTAGCCGCCAGCAACAGGCTCTGCAAATGGGGATCGAGCCCTAGCCCTGCCTGTAAACGCGCTTTGGCATCATTGATACGGGAAAAGGCACCAACAATCTCGTTGGCACTGACGCCAAAGACCTCACCGGCTTTTGTCCATCCGTCCAGCGACTTTGCCGACATCCCGAATGCGTCCGCCGCCGTTGCAAGCTGATTCAGATGCTGGGTGAAGCCCGTGACAAAATTTTTCAGGCCATGCAATGACAGAGTGACGCCGGCCAGCGCCAGCACCTGCGAACGAATGCTGGAGAAGAAAGAAGACGCCTTTTTGCCCGCGACCTCCATCCCCTTGGCCGTTTTATCCGCCTGCTTGCCGGTTTTATCCAGCGCCTCGCGGTTTTTTTTCTCGCCGTTGTCGAACGTCTCTACGACGCGCGCCATCACCGCCGTCAGCCGGTCAAGACCGGCAACCACAGCGTGTTCTCCCGCCTGAAACTGCTTGTCATCAATATCCAGTGCAAGGACCAGCTCATCGAGTATCTGCGCCACTATTTACCCTCCTGCATCACCCGCGCGTTATGCGCATCCACCCGGATAATTTCCAGTAAATCCCACAGATCCGGCACGCCAAGCACCGTATCCAGCTCAACCTTCGAGGCCTTGCCTGCGGACATCACGGTACCGAGGGTATGCGGAACGTTGGGGTATTCAACCAGGCCAAAGGGCTTATCCGGATGGCTATAGCGGGGAGGAATATCTAGCGGCCGGCGGGTGCGAAAAAATCCACATGTAACTTGAACACCTCTGCGCGCAGGGTTAACCGGGTCAGCACTTCTTCGATATCGCTTTCGAGGATAGGGCGCACCACCGACTTATCCGCCGGGTTGGGTACCGCCTGAACGCAGGCCATCAACTCATCCAGCAGGGGTTTCGCCTCGTCGGGTGGGATTTTCGCGATGGCTTTCAGCCCCTCCACCGCCATGGCCGCCATCCCCATGCTGCGCAGATCATCCGGGAGGTCGACGCCGCCACGCCCCATAGCCATCAAGGCTCGAATCGCTCACCACTCGGCCTGCGAAGCGGCCATTTCCTTGATGTAGAACATCTTGCCCTGGTCACGACCATCACGTTCAATGGTGATAAATGTCTCTTTACGCGCCATCAGTTAAACGCCTCCGCCGTAATCGATTCCCACTCGATGATCGCTTGACTGGCCTGCAGGATACGCGCCGCGTCCGGCAGGGCTTTCCACTGCTTCAGCACGCCATTCACACATTTGTACTGACGCTTGAGCGCCGGCAGGACCACCGTGGCGTTACAGCGAAAAACCGCCACACTGGCGCGCGATATCGCAGCCCAGGTGTCAAACACGTCACGGCTGGCGGAATCGGGCATAATATGGAACGTCTGGCTGATGTTGCCGCAAATGAAACCGGCGGACAGTTTCCCATCGGCCCCGCGCACGGTTTCAGCGAGGACCAGCGCGTCGGTACCGTATACGTTATCCGCGGCAAAGTCCTGCAGCTGTACACCTGACGGATAGAGATTTATCACGGACAACGTAATGATCGCGTCGGCAGCGGTAATGGTATTATTAGACATTATTGAACCTCCGTAGATGCCAGCATCAGCTTCTGGATACTGCCGCCGTCGCTGTACCACAGTGAGCAGCTCGGGCTGGTTCGTCCGGCGCGCAGGGCCGGCAGCATATCGCCGATATACAGGTAATACCCGGTGGCAAACAGCGTCGCGGACACGTCTTCCCCCACGGCATTGCTGATTTCCAGTTTCTGCGCCGCGGACAGCGTGACCCCGGCGCGAATACCGCCCCAGGCCTTGAACTGTTCGATCACATCGCTCATCGCAGTGGCAACAAGCGCCCGACCGGCGTTGTTATACGGGACGGTTTTGTTCGACTTGAACAACGCCAGCACCGCGCCCTGCAGATTGGCGTTCAACCAGATTTGACCGCAAAAGCTGTCCAGCCACTTGAAATCCCCTGTGATGGTGCCATCGGCCCAGTAGTCTTCGACGATATTGTTGGCCGCGTATTAGCCGTAAAATTGTATCCGTTGGCGATCAGCGCGTCGTATTCCGTCTCGTGCGTCACATCTGCCGCCAGGCCGTTATATTCGCGGAATTTAAACGGAACGCGCCCCGCGAGGCGGACAAAATCCAGTGCCGCGGCATAACTCATCACCGCAGCCGGTTTCTTTACGTCGGTACAAAACACCGGTACGATACTGCCGTAATTATTGAACGTAATGATCGCGTGGGCGATATGCTCTTCACTGCCGGCGACCTTTGCTGTTGCACGGGTCGTCCAGGCCACGTAAAAATACCGCTTGTTCTGGCTGCTGGCCCAGGCAGACAACGCTAAATGCTCGGCGTCTTCACACTCGAATACCGTCGAGAACGACGCCCATTGCGAAGACCTGGCCGTGATGGCGGTAAACATGTCCGGCACCACGGTTTTGCTCGCCCCCTGCGACACTTCAGCACCGGTACTGCGGGTAAGTTTCAACGGCTCGGCAGCCGAGCCTTGTCCGAAGGTGATTGACGTGGTTTCCGGTTGGGTGCCACCCACGGTAATGATGAATGCATGATGCAGGGTGTCATATGTCACGGCAGCTACCGCTGGCGTCAACGCGGTCTGAAGCACCGCGGCAGCGTCGGCAAAACTGGTCACCGCGCTGAAATTCACCTCGATACGGCGGCTTTTGCCGTTTATTGTGAGCGTCAGTGTGCCAGAAATCGCTTTTAACGCCTCAACCGTCATGCCCTTGAATGCGCCACTGCGCAACCAGGCCGCCACCGGTACCCGGTTAAAACACGAAAACAGCAGCTTGCCCGGGGTTTTCGTCGCGTTGTTGTACCCTTGAAAATACATCGCCGCCATGGTGTATTCGTCTGACTCGCCGCCGAAATAAGCCCCGACATCTGCCGCAGAAGAAAACGACAGCACCGCCCCCTGCGGTAGATACGCATTCGTGGTCAGCAGCAGGCCATTAAGGTCAACCACGTTCCCCGCCGCCGCCAATACTCCGGGGTTAATTTTCACATCTTTACTGATTGGAATGGCCATCGAGGGACTCCGTTATGGTCGTTTTGAGGGTCACGCTATCGAAGAAGGCCAGTGGCGCACTGACCACCGGATGAATTTGTGCGACGATATCCAACGTCCAGCGTGGTTCGTATTGCTGCTCACCGTTAATCATCGTAGTCTGGTGTGGCTCGCTGCAATACAGCGGGCAGATCACGTTGCCAGCCCGCCGGAAAACGTCGGTGCCGAGCTCAGAGCGGATCAGCGTGGCAAAAGTCAGCGCATGGCGCGCCGCCGTTTGACCGTAAAAATCCAGTTGACACCGCCACTGCGTGGTGCGGGTTATCTGTTGCGTGCCCGGTCCTGCCGCGACAGGTGCGGTATACGTCACCACGCCCGTGGAAAGGCCGGTCGAATGCAGTGAGGTCATGGTAATGAAGTCCCCGACAGGCATCGACACCGCGTTTTGCTGGCTACGCACGATTTTCACGTCAGTAAAAAGTCCCTGAAGAACATCCCCAAGGGCTTGGTAGAGATCGCTTTCGCTGAGGGAAAGCGCTATGTTTGCAGGCATACAATCACCCTCGTCCAGTCCGGCCAGTTCTCCGGCACAGCAACAACCAACCATTTTTCTTCACCAATCACAAACCGATCGCCGCCCTGTTGACGAGGACGATAAATACCGCACCAGTTGCCGTCGGTATATACCGAGGCAAACACGCCCTGAAGATTCAGGTTATCCAGGTGCCGGATATCGGACTGCGAGACGGCCTGCTTCTGCACCCGCATGACCACCGGCTCAGCGTACGTTGGGGTCTGCGAATAATCCGCCGATGTGACCTGACCGGTGGACCGGTAGATTTTCGCGTCAATAAACGGATTCACTGCTCCCACCGCGCGCAACGCAATGCCGTGTAAATTCATGTATCCCCACGGCATAATCAACACTGTTTAGCATATGGCTGCTGTCGATGAGCGGTTTGTCGAAGCCCTTGCGCTTGATGGTTGATTTAGCCAGCGGCGACGACGTCAGTTCACGAATGGCCTCCTGCAACTGGCCCTTTATTTGCTCACCCATCGCCTCAAGTGCTGCCCGCGTATCCAAATCGTTTTGTTGCATCAAGGACGTGATAGCGCCGCTCCAGGCCGCGCTTTTACTGGCAATCATGGTACGAAAATACGGACGGGGTGACACGGTAATGGTGTGTGCGGGGATCATGACGCTCTGCGCAAAGTTTGCTTTTGACGCTTTCACGAAACGCGTACCCACCTTGCCCGTGCGCGGGTTAGCGCGAAAATGCAGGGTCTGTTCGCGGGCGAGCACCGTGATACTGCCGCCAAACTCATTGACCGCGGCAATCATTGCCACCGGCATTCCCTCCGGGTAGGTCGCCCCTGCCAGAAAACCCACTTTAAGCGTTTTCCCTGTTGCCACGTTTTTCGCCCTCTGCGCCAGCCGTTGCCGAAAAGCATCGCTTCCCCTGATCTTGCCGGCCATATTACAACCCCAGTAGCGCTTTGATGGCGTCGGCGTCTTTGGCGGCCAGGATCTGCCGACCGATGGCACTGGCGTCACTGATATCCGCCACTTTTGGCCGGTAGTTGTCCGCCTTGGCACCGATGGCCTGTCGCGCGGCCGCCGCATCTTTCGCGGTCAGTAGCTGTTTACCGGTCTTCGTGGCATCGGTGATCTGCGCAGTGGTGATGGCAGTACCGCTGCCATCCTGAGGGGTCAGAACCTCTATCGGGTAGCCCCCCATCGACATGGCGCGTTGAGTCATTTCTGTTCTCCTCAAAAATAGTTAGCGCCAGCGGCGCAGGGCGCGATAGTAGTGTGCGGGGTAGCCGCCTGCGTAATAACGCCATGTCCGGTAGGACGCAGTCGCCTACCAGTAATCCGCCCCATACGGGGTTTGCAAGTACCACCAGGACGCGTCGTTACTGCCGCTGCTGTCCACCGACACCGAAACCGAGCCTTCTGACGCACTGGTAATACGCCCAACCAGCCCGTTATCCTCGCCACGCAGCGCGCAAAGATGCGCGACCAGCAGAAACAGTAACTGCTCCCGCTCCTTCAGATCGGCGATAAGACTCGCGTCGGTATTGTCGAGATAAAGCGTCGCTGCCTGATTAAACCGTGCCTGCAGCAGATCATTGCTGGCCGCTGCAAACATCGGATACAGTGCCCAAAACGCCTTACTATCAAACGTCACAACCCCATGGGTTACCCCTTCTGGCGCATCGCCTCATCATCCCGGGCGATGCCCGGTACCGGATTTTCCTGCGACAGCGGCTCCAATCCGAATACGGCTCCGGCCTGCTCCCTCGCCTGCGAGCGGGCACTGTTTTGGCTACTTTGGGCGAAAACCACCCCGTTTTTGATATAGGGTTGTTGGCCGTGTATCGACAACCAGGCATCGAAAAAGGCCTTGTCAACCTGGGTTAAGCCATATCCGCCGGTAACGTGCCCCGCTTCCTGACGATTACCGTTAAGGGTAACGGTCTGCCCTTCTACCTCAAGGACCAGGTCATTGGGCAGTTTGCAGCCCACAGTGACATGTTCAGCCATCGTTTACACTCCCACCATTTATGCAATGGCCTGCGGCTGACGGATGATCGCCCCCCAGGTGCCGGCGGATTTTTTCTGCTCCCAGGCCGAGGGTTTGACCACCACGCTATGCGCCCGCAGTTTTTCCGTAAAAGGCACAATACCCCACATCCTGACCGTCGAGCTTTTCTGCGATAAGCTGAAGGAGCTCACCGGCAGCGGTGGTGTATTCCACAGCGCTGACAGTCGTCAGCTCGGGGAAGTTTTTTGCCAGCAGATCGGAGACATTCACCTTATAGGCGTTCGTCTTGGTCAGGTGCACCTCAGCGGACGGCGACAAGCACAGCTTCATGCTGTCAGTGCGCTCAATCAGGCCTTTGGTCTGCGTCACCAATTGCTTGTAAAGACGCACGATGTCGTCATAGACTGCCTGACCGTCCTTGTCATCCCAACTGACTTTACCATTCACCGTCGCCGGCGTAATGGGTGCCGACAGGCTCGGGTCATTCAGCAGACCGTAGTTCTTCAAGCCGTCAATGCCGTAGAAATACGACTTGTTCTGAAACTTGTTGAGCACCAACGCCGACGCCACATTAAGTTCAGCCGCCCAGCCTATGCGCCCCTCGCCATACATATCCAGCTCGCGCTCACCCCACAGGGTAAAGGTCTGGTAATCTGGTAATGGTAGCTTTGCCGCGGCTCCCAGTTCACATTGGCGCTTACCGTACCGTTATGGCTGTAGTCACCGTAACTGCTGACCTGCCCGGTCGATTCCACAATGGGGAATTGCGCGGTCAGCGTGGTCCAGTCGCCTTTTTTGGTTTCGCCCATGATTTGCGACGCCTTCATTGGCGTTACCATCACGCGGATCAGCTCAGGGTCAACATAGTTAGTGAAGTACGCCGGAATACCGCCGTTGGTCTGGGTCACCATCTGCGGTTGTGCATCCATGGCCAACGCATAGTTACCCGCATAGTCAGCCGGCAGGTACGCCTGCGCACCCGGCAGGATAATGCCGTAATCGCGACGGGCGGTGGCATAGTGTTGCTTGAATTTATTCAGTACTTGCTCCAGGTGCTGATCATGATCAGGTCTTTCGCGGCCGCCTCACTGGCGGCATAAAAAGCGGTTTCGGCAAAGCTGTCCAGGCTGGCACCGGCGGCACCGGTGGCGATCTCACCGGTCGTCAGCGAGGCAAACACCTTCTGCCCGCGCGTGGCCGCCGTGGTGGTCCGCGCCCAGACATCGCCGGCGGTTATCAGAGTGCATTCACGGCCCGACTGGATCAGCATGGCGGCGGCAGCCAGCCACTCAACAATGGCGGCCTGCCCGTCCCGCGGTACAAATCCCGCCGGCGCGCCCGTGCCCTGGTTGGTCGCCACACCGTTAACGACCCAGGCAAAGCGGCCTATCGTCAACCCGACCTGACCCGTGACCAGCGCCCCTTCTCCCGCCACAAAGGACGTATACGGGTTTGCACTGGCAAACACGCCTTCCACGCCCGGCGCCGAATACTGGTTAATACGTGTTGGAAAACTCATCTCAGTAACCTCGTTTCAGTTTGCCCGCACTCGGGAAATCCGCCGCAAAAGACGATGCCGCGGCAGTGTCCATCGCGATACGCGGGGTCGCGACCGCCTGCTTTTGCTCTACGGCGTATTTCACCATACTGCGATACGCGCTGGGGTGGACGCCGTCGGTCTCAATACCGACTTGCGCCAGCGCCGTGCGATAGACCTCTTCTGCCGAATCCATCGCCACCACCTCGCCAATCAGGGGCCGCCCGTCACTTTCTGCCATCCGTACCGCACGGAAATTTTCGGCGGCGGCGCGGGTGGCGCTGTCCGTGGCCTGTTTAATCGCCGCATCCATCGCCGGTTTGCTGACCGTATCGGGTGCGGGTGGCTCGGGGGCATCATCTGCCGCCGGCATCAATGCCGCCCGGATTTTCTCCAGCACCGCTTCCGGCACCTTATCGCTCAGCAGGGCCAGTACCGTATCCAGCGGGTTATCATTATCCAGTGCCGGTGCTGCCTCTTCGGGTTCGACCACCGCTGCCGCGGCTTCCATCAGCTCGGCCAGTTCGGCCGGCTCAATCTCCATATCCTGCGCCAGATGTTCACCAAAGACGGCCTTGACCGCATTGGCAATCGCGTTTGGACGCTGATGGGCACCGACCAGCCGGGTCAAGTCCTTCGGTGACGCATCCTGCGCAAGCCGGGGCCTGAGATAGGCACCCAGCGCGGCGCGCATGGCGACACCCTTACGGTTTAATTTCATGTGTTGTAACTCCTGAGGAAGGGAATCAAAAACCAGTACATCCGACCCCGCCCGGCCATCACCGACCAGGGCCACATGGTTACCGACAATCTGGCGCATCACGCCGTCATAGCGGACACCGTCCGGCGTTTTACCAGGGGTCATGTCGGCAACGTAGGCATACGAAGACGACAGCTCACGTTGCTCACCGGTTTCGATACCGGCGATAGCGGCGTTGTCCCAGATGGACAGGCCATTCACCAGATAGGTGCCGTCAAATTCACTGCTGGCATGAGTGGTACCACAGCGGTATTCACGCGCCGGTGCCCCCGGATAGTCGGGCTGGTGCCGGCACAGCACGGGGATAGTGTTAAAGGTAGGCGCGCCTTGACGCAGCTCGTCCGGATCACGGTACAGCATGTAAAGTTTGTCAGGCTTAAGTCCGAGTACGTCGGATTGCGGGATTTCCCGCCCGTAATAGCCGCACACATTCGCCTTGCTGATGGCGCTGCGCGCCACCTGCAACCTGCCCACTTTGTCAAAGTGCCGTACCGAACGCCGGTCAAAAGCCAGTCGTTCCGTTGTCATTGATTACTCCAGTCCGGGTAAAATCGCCTCCCAGGTGCAGCGGCAGTTGATTTCCTCGCCCGGCATCACCCACTTGCCGTCCAAATACAGCCCTTTGGCCAGATCGAATGTCTGGCCGTCTGCTTTCACATGCGAGGACCTGGGCACCTTGCCGGCATGGGAGTGGCGCCAGCGGCCGTGCGTCATACCGAGCGCACGTTGGCGGGCGCACTGCATGGCCGACGTTGCCTTGTTGTTCTGATCCAAAGCGATAAACGCCGCCCGACGCCGGGCGACGCCATAGCGCTGTTGTAATGCTTTGGTCAGCGTGCCAAGATCACGCCCGTGAGAAACGGACTGCATCACCAGCGTTTCAACCTGGGTAAAATAGTGCTGAGGAATGGAGCGGATCAGATTGACGTTCTCGGTAAGGGTCGCCTGAAGCACGTTATTCATTTCCGACGCCATCTTGAACGGCACCGTGAACCCCGCCTGCTGTAACGCGGTGGCAAGGAAAGCGTCGCTGTTGTTTATCACATCGACGGCGAAACGTTCAGCCAGCTTTGCCGCCAGTACGTCGAATTTTTTACGCCAACGCCTGGACAGCTTGCCCATGGCGTCCCGCATCATGATAGCCGCAGAGGCATCTTGCGCCAGTCCCGTCTGCCGGTATTCCGCGCGCAGCCAATAAAGTGTGCTGCGGTGCAACTCCCGCACCGCCTTATCGAGCTGCCTACGGTACCCGGCTTCAATCCCGGCGTTCGGGCGGATCGACCTCAGGCGCTTTTCGTTCCTGCTCTTCCTTATCGTCGTCGAAAAGCGCTTCATCGTCGTCAATGTCGATATCCCCGCGCAAATCAAGGCGGCTGTACGGACTGTCCGGATCTGCGGCCAGTTTTTCGCGCACCTCGTTATTGGTCATCGCCCCTACGCTTGCGTAAATCTGGTCGGTCTCCGCCTCGATTTTACGCAGCGTCGCCTGTTGCTCCCGGGTCAGTTCATGAAGAGGCTCAAATTCAAAGGTGATATCTGGATCGATATCGCCAAATTCCGACAGCTGGATGATGTCAAGCACCCGTTTCAGGGGTTTACGAAAGAGTTTTTCCTGCAGGGCCGCGATGGTGTCGTAAAACACACGGATTTCTCCTTCACTGGAAGCATTGAGCCCGGTCGGACTGAGGCCGGCGAATTTCACCGAGGGGATCCCGCTGACAAAAAACATGTGCTCCTGGGCTTGCGCCTGCAACGTGTCCAGGCCACTCAGCGGCGTGTTAACCTGGAAGAAATCTTCTTCTTCCTTGTCAAGTATCAGCAGGCCGCGGTTATCCCGCGTCTGGTTAAACAGCTCGGCTCGCTGCGTGTAACCCGGATCGTATTTCCCCTGCAGGGCGGTACCCAGCTTGGTTTTGATGCCGCTTAATGAAAACGCATGCAGAGTATCGCCCACGCTGTCACGGGTGCGCAACCAGTTATTCACATACGGCTCCGCCATTTGCGTCAGTGATAACTCCCCAAAGTTATAGGCGGCCTTCAACATATCGGGAACCGGGCGTGAGACAAAATTCAGCAGGCGACTGGCATGGACCGTCTTCTCCATCACATACCATTCCGTCGGCTGGTAAAAATCATTACTCAACGGATTATCGGCGTTGTACATCCCCGGGTAGGTCCACACCGGGTCCACTACCCGCAAGGCATGCAGGGCACCGCGAGCGATTTTTTTAGCCGAAATAAACAGCGGCGATCGCAACTCTTCCGCCTCTGTCCAGGCCGACAGCCCTGTGGGCGAGCGCATGTCGAGATAAATCTGCCCGCGGCCAAAAAAGCCATCATGCCCCGCCGCCAGCCGAAACGCCTCCTGTACCCGGTAACGGGCCAGGGCGGCGGCAAGCTGCGTCACGCGCGCCGCCTTGCTCTCATCGCCGTCGCCGGCAACAGTGACGTTTATCCACTTGCGCGTCATCTCTTCGGCCATCACGCTGACCATACGGCGGTACTCGGGTAGCTGTGCCATCTGGGAAAGGTAGGGATAGCCCGGAAAACCGCCAATCACCGCATCGGGGTAGCTGCCGTTGAGCATATCGTAGGGGGTGGTGTCCATCGCCAGTACGGCAGGGCGAATAGCCTCTGGGATCACCCCCTTCGGCGGATCGTACGTCTCAAACCGCCGCCGTTGACGCCGTTGATTCTCTTCCAGCATCTGCGCATGTACGCGCATTGATGAAGGCGTTACCGGCACCGCCGGGGGTGCCGCGGTACCTACTGGCGGTTTTTTTGCTTTGAAGGGCTACATGAAACGCTCCTGATCAGTTCGGGGGACACGCTTATCGGGTGGTGCCGGCCGGTGATATACCCATCCAGTGAGTAGCGGATGGCGTCCCAGCAATGGTTGTGTTTATCCACCAACACCGGCAGCACCTCATGGGTTTGCCGGTCAACCTTGTACGAATACAACCGCGCTTCCTGTGCGGTATGCGCACACCGGCTATGAATAACGATATGCTCGAACCCCCGCAGGTAGGCAATCCCGTCCTCGACGCTGCCCGGCCATTTGGCGGCCGCGCTGATACGAAATCCCTGCCGCTCAAGGTAGCTGATGGTCTCCGGTCGGCTGTTGTCGCCTTTAATCAGCCAGTCATGGGCACCGGGCACCTTGTCGTAAAACGCCGGCAGGTGGTTGAGTTCGACGCTCACGCCGTACTGTTCATGCTCAATGTAAAGGGTTCGTCCAAGGATAAAACTGCGTATCAGCGTGCTGGGATCGTTGGCGAAGCCAAAGTCCGCACCGAAAAACAACCGGTCAGCCTGCTGCCACAGGTCGTCAGCGAAGGACTCCACTCTGTATTTGCCGGAAAACACCACCGCGTCGCTTATCGTGCGCGGTTTTCCCAGCCAGATATGCTCATAGGCGTCGTAATCAACCCGTTTCAGGTACTCCATTTCCTGCCGAAGTACCTTGGGGAACCAGGGGTTATCCGTGTAATTGACCTGCACCACCACGGCGCTCTCTGGGGGGGTGACAACAAAGCGCTGATACGTCGGGTCAGATTTTTCGCGGGGGTTAAAGCTGACCCAAATCTCAGACTGGCCCGTTTCATCTTCCTTACGGATGGTGGGAATGAGCACGTCCCATGACGCGGCGCTGACCGTCTGCGCTTCCTCCACCCAACAGATATCAACACCTTCGGTCGATTTGATCCCCTGGATGTCATAGCGCAGGCCTTTGAAAATAAACTCGGCACCGCAACGGCTACGAATGCTTTTCTCTTTGATGTCAAACCAGGCGGATAAACCGAGGGCGGCGATCTTGTCGGTCAACAGCCGGTGCACCGAGTCCTTGATGGTGTTCTGTACTTCACGCGTGCACAGCACCCTTAGCTTCTTTGACGCTGTCAGCACCACCAGGGCGCGAGCGATTTCCCACAACTTACCGCCCCCGCGCCCACCATGAAAAACCTTGTAACGCGCTGGCTGGAAAAGCACCTTGAACTTGGGGGAAAAGTCCAGATTAACCTTCACCCTCTCCACCCTTTTCACTGAACTGCACCACAAACGTCGGGGCCTGCCCGTCCACGCCCGTCAGTTCGTTTTTGACATTGTCTTTGAATGCTTGGACACTGACGTGTTTCCCTAGCAGCTCCAGGTTCTTCAGCTTGTCCGGCCATTTGATTTTTTTCAAAATACCAATGGCATCACGCGCCTCGCCCTTGCCCTCAAACATCTCGGCCAAATCAACGCCGCTCAGATAGCGGCACCAAGTGGCCGGCCATTCAGCCAGGGGCCTGACGCGGAGGTCTTCGTCAAGAATATCCGCCACATCCATGTTGTCGATTTCCAGCAGACGCTGGAGAACATAACAGGCATCGATATTTATCTGCACATTGCGCGCCTGCTTCAGTTCATCAATACGCTGCCGGACCGCCTCTTCCTGCAGCAGGTTATAACCATTCTGGTCAGCGCCGTTCTTGCTGTATCCTGCGCGTACGGCGGCCGGTCCCGCTTTGAGGTCGATAAGGTATTCATGGCAGAACATCTCTTTTCGGGGCGCTAGTTTTTGTGCGTTGGGTTTATCCCGTTTTTCCATCGTCATTATTCCTCGTGTTTTTCATTCTCTGTCACAGGCGTAGTAATAACACCATCGACCTGACTCAACGAGAAAACAATCTGCTCTCTATCTGTGGTCATGATAATCAGCATTCCTTTAGAAAACTGAGGGTAAGTCAGTGATTGAAATATTCGACATCCCAGATGACGAATACCTACATGAATCTCAAAATATTTCGTGGACATAGTGCATTTCCTGCTGTTTTATGTGCCCGCCCTGACGAACTTTGGTGCGGTTGGGGATAATCACAAAGCAATTACACACGGGTCTTCCGATGATTTAACATTCACTTATCTCGCTTAACCATCTGACGAATAGACCATAAAATAATCATGACGGCGAAGACGGTTCCCCAATTCACAGGAATTAGCATCCAGCCTGTATAAGAGGTCAGTAAGTTCCATGCCCACAAAAGCAGCCAGGCAAAGCCTAACTCCACACTGAACACGAATATCGTTAGGCCAGTAAGTACCATAATGGCTTGGCCTGTCGTTAATCCCGAAGGTTTCATTTCTTAATCGCCTCAATCTGCCTCAGCGCGGCCTTATCCTGATTACATATCTCCAATGCCAGTAGCAGCTTCTCGTTGAGTATCACGCTGTCGCCCCACGTCATGTTGTCGGGAATAACCGGCGGTGGGCAGTCATCGAGCAGGGTGGCCGGTATCGGCGCGGGCGGGATGGGCAGGTATCTTGTCTGCGTGCGCACGCAACCGGTTAACAGCGCCAGCAGGCACAGGCAAGCGAGCGCAGCGCTCAGAAGTCATGCCCTCGCGTATCTGTATGATACGCGGCTGAAAGTCCTGCACCGCTTGCTGATGTGCATCCTGTGTCGCTCCGGCTATCTGGTTGAACAGCGCTACTGCCTGTTCATAGTGGGTAAACTGTGCGCGGGCGGCGTCACGCTCGGCGACCATCGATTGATTCGCCTGCTTCAGGCGGGTGATTTCGACGTACTGGAGCCTGACCACGATGGCGAGAGAGGTAATCGTCGAGAGCATCGCGGCGAGCGTGAGGAGTTTCCAGCGCATCGCTTTTTATCCTTTCAGACACAATCGGCGCTCGGCTTCCCGGCGTGTTGTCAGACCGGGGTACTTGCCGCCATTGTTGAACTCTGGCAGACGCTCACACATCTCACGCCATTTTCCCTGCTGCGCCAGTTTATGAAGCGTCGTTTCATGGCGCTAGCCGTTCGTCCCTTTGTAAGTACGCAAGCCGTAGCAACCCGTAGTGAACGCGGCTGAAGTCATGGCGCTAAAGGTGTTGTCCGACATCTCACGCTCCCGGAAATAGGTGTTGATACAGTGCTCCGCATCCAGAATATTGCGCTGCCAGTCTGCCGTTATCTGCTGGTCGGTTTTGTGAATGCCGGGCTTGACGCCGTGGGTATTGCCAATGCCATCGGTTAATCGACCGGCGGGGCAACAATATGGATCCCGGAGGCAGCCTTCTGAATTGCCGATAAGCTTCAGTCCCTCGGTATTGGTGCGCACCTGTCCGTGTGAAACGACCAGAGCAATTATGGCGGTCACGGCACAGACAGGGCCGGCCGCGTGTTTAATGCTCATCGCGTTTCGTCCTGAAACGGTATTCCTTGTGTCGGTAAACCCAGTTCAGCAAGAAAGTAGCCAGCGTACAGGCGATACCGGTAATCAATGCCCATTCACTGAGCGAGAACGCACCCAGCAGGCACGTGACAAGGGCCCAGCTGTAGGCAGAGCCGGTAGTGTATTTTTCCATTGAGGGTATCGGGGTTATTGCGCCACCTCGTCCGGGGTGGCTATCGGTCAGAAAAAAGGCTGCATAGTGGTAGCCATACAATCAGGCATTCGCTGTCAACGTGTCGGCGCCAATGCCAACACAGGATAACGCCTTGATATCTCTGGAGGTGAGGTCTCTGTACCGCCGGATATCGGCGCCAGGGTCAACCAGCACGTCATAACACCCCAGACGCTCGTGCAAGGCGATGATTAAATCCTCAACAAAGAGCGGGTACTTATAGGCTGTAGATACCTTGACGGGGTCTTCCTCCGTCTGCCCCACCTGTTCGGCAGCGAAGTCCAGTACGCCCCGAAGGTGTTGACCGTATTCCCCTTCCAGATGCGCTAGCATCCGGGTACAGGCGTTAAACGATTGGCCTTCAAGTGCTGCCGTCAGCACGTTGCGGCTATAGCTGCGTCGGGCTACCTGGTCACACAGACGCTCAGGGTTATCGTCATTTACGTCTGCCCAGCCGATATCCGTTTCTTTGACCAGATGGTCAAGGTAGCGAAGTGTGCGCGCCGTTTGGGGAGTCTTCGTCATCAGGCCGCTAATGCGGATATCCAACGAGCAGGGAGCGGTTCGACACCTGACCAGCAAGGCCAACCCACGGGGGATAGCCTGAAACACACTGACAATGTGCCGAAAAACCGAGAGCGCCCCGCGCTTAGCAAACGACCAGCACGAGGGCTTGCTGTCAAAGTCCACCGACCGGTTACGAACACTGGCGATACTTCCTGCTAGCGGATTCAGCACCGTACGACCGGGCATGGGGCGAATAGCGGGTGTGATGGACGAATTTGCGCAGATAGCGGATAGCATGTTCGCTCCTTCAGTAAATTCCAACCAACAAAAAGGCCACGCCGGAGCGTAGCCTTGAAAAATGAGTCAAACGTGAATTGGAGCCTGTTTAGAAATTTGTGTATTTGCCTGATTTTGATATGTTCAATCCAACATCAAAAACAGGTTAATTTATGGACGAAAAACAGTTGCAGGTTCTGGCTAACGAACTGGCCAAAAATCTCAAAACCTCTGAAGATCTCAGTCACTTCGATCGGCTGCTGAAAAAAATCAGCGTCGAAACAGCTCTCAATGCCGAAATGACCCATCACCTCGGCTACGATAAAAATCAGCCTAAACCGGGGACCAACGCCCGCAACGGCTATTCCACAAAAACCGTTACCACTGGCGATGGCCCGCTGGCGCTGCGTACTCCGCGCGATCGTGACGGTTCCTTTGAACCGCAACTGGTGAAGAAGAACCAGACCCGGATTACCGGGATGGATAACCAGATTTTATCGTTGTACGCCAAAGGGATGACCACCCGCGAGATCGCCGCCGCGTTCAAAGAGCTGTATGACGCCGATGTCTCGCCGGCGCTGGTCTCAAAGGTCACCGATGCGGTCATGGAGCAGGTTGTCGAATGGCAAAACCGGCCTCTGGATGCAGTCTATCTCATTGTTTATCTTGACTGTATCGTTCTAAAAGTCCGGCAGGACAGCCGCATCATCAACAAATCTGTGTTCCTGGCGCTGGGCATCAACATCGAAGGCCAGAAAGAGTTGCTAGGTATGTGGCTGGCCGAAAATGAAGGCGCAAAGTTCTGGCTGAACGTGCTGACAGAGCTGAAAAACCGCGGCCTGAACGATATCCTTATCGTCTGCGTAGACGGGCTGAAAGGTTTCCCTGACGCTATTAACGCGGTGTATCCGGAGGCGCGGCTCCAGCTGTGTATCGTGCATATGGTGCGCAACAGCCTGCGTTTCGTCTCCTGGAAGGACTACAAGGCCGTCACCTGCGACCTGAAAGCTATCTATCAGGCCCCTACGGAAGAAGCCGGCTTGCAGGCGCTGGAAGCGTTCTCCAGTGCCTGGGACATCCGCTACCCGCAAATAAGTCGAAGCTGGCAGGCAAACTGGGCCAATCTGGCCACGTTCTTTGCCTACCCAACGGACATCCGCAAGGTGTTCTACACGACCAACGCCATAGAGTCGTTAAACAGCGTGATCCGGCATGCCATCAAAAAGCGCAAGGTGTTCTCAACCGACGACGCAGTGAAAAAGGTGGTGTGGCTGGCGATACAGGCGGCCTCACAGAAATGGACAATGCCTTTGAGGGACTGGCGCATGGCAATGAGCCGCTTTATTATCGAGTTCGGTGACCGCCTGGACGGTCACTTCTGAGAAAAGGCATTTACACAGAATCGTGTACAGGGTCGGGTTGATCAGGACTCGAACCTGCAGCTTACGGTTTAACAACTCGTACGCTCTTCCACACTGAGCTACCGACCCTAAAAATCACACCGCCGGATTAAGGTACTTATTACCTTGACGTGCGTCAAGCTTACCCCGGTAAATTTTTCATTAACTACAGGATGATTGCCATGCGCTATAGAGCACAGGGCAGTGTTACATTTTGAGAATGGCAGCAATAATACTGACGGCAGCAGCGACCATTAGCCCGAGCCGGATGGTCATCTGCATGCCAAGCTTCTCAAATTTATCGTTAATTTTATCGAAACGAGCATCAACCTTATCGAATCGAGCATCCATTTCCTTGCGTACATTGGCAATATCTGCCGATAAGTCTTTACGGACGTTGGCGATTTCTGCTGATAAGTCTTTGCGGACATCCTCGAGATCGCGCTTGGTTGCCACGTCAACGGCCTCATGCGATTCGCGCACAGCTTCAGAAAAAGCTTCAGCCTGTTTTGCCGGCACTCCAGCCAGTTCAAGCTTTTTCACAAATTTTAAGGTATCAAACGCGACTTGGCCCATAAGTGACTCCTCTGATTTTAAGCCGAGTGTAACCCAGTAATCTTATTGACGGAAGAATAACCCATGCGCTATAGTCAATCCGCACCTGCAAATTCAGGTGCCGGGATTAGCGTTCCGCTGAGGTTTACCGCGACAATGTGACACGCCGCGAGCGTGTTTTTTATTATCCAAAACATCCGTACGCCTTAACAATGGTGGACTGGATGGGGCAGCCGCAAGGCTGGCCGGTTGGTAAACCCGGTAACGCTAACTCCGTTCAGTTCACCGCCAATCAGAGATTAGCGTCTCTAGGTGGTGAGTAAATTTAGTTTACCGCTGGAGGTCAATATGACCACTACCTTAACTTTTCGTGATACCATTCTTGAAACCATTACCCACAACGGGCAATTCTGGTTTACTTCCGCTGAGCTTGCTAAAGCTCTTGAATATTCAGACGCTAAAAGCGTTTCTATCATATACAGCCGTAACAAAGACGAATTTACAGAACAGATGTCATTGGTTATCAATTTGATAACCAATGGGATAAACAGTAGGTTACGTGAAAAAGCAGTCCGCATCTTCTCACTGCGCGGCGCTCATCTGATAGCGATGTTCGCCAACACGCCGATCGCCAAAGAGTTCCGCAAATGGGTGCTGGATATTCTCGACCGCGAAGTCGGTCAGCCCGTTTACCAGCCTGAAGCCCCTGAACGTTTTACGCGCACCGATACCCGTAACCTTGCGCGTTTAGTCTGGTGGATCACCCAAGGTTTCCGTTTTGGACAGGCATGGACCAATGCCGTTTACTATTCCCTGCGTAATGTGACCGGCACCCCGTCGCCGATGCCTTTTGAAGCGCAGCATATCCCCCTGCTGGCCGAAGAGTGCCGCCGCATTTACTACGTTACCGAAAGCCTTCGGAAGATCACCCTCGAAGCAGAAAAGCAAACTCTCAAACGCATTCTGCGCAAGCGTGAAGACGTCCAAACCGTGCTGGCCGAAATACAGCAATTTTTTGAAAGCAGCCATCAACAGCAACAACAGGGCATCGCTGAGCACATTGACCACTGGTACGAAGACGAAGTTAAACACTTCCTGACGCGCCACTAACCCAGTAATTCCGCCTCGGGATCGCGCCGGGGCTTCATTAATCACATTGACTTGTGAGGAGCTTTAACATGCAAAATTTAATAAACGTACAAGATTTAACCATAAATAACAGTGACGGCATAGACTCGCAGCGGTTGCTAACTATGGTCAACGAAACGCGCAAGGAGTATGGCGAGAAGCCTATTCGTAACAACGACTTTATCAGTCGCGTCAAAGATGAACTTGAAAGCGTGACCTACGAAATTTTCGTAGGTCAAAAAAACGGCGCTGATATTGAAATTATCCATATGACGCTCAAGCAGGCCCTCCGCGTTGCAGCACGTGAATCCAAAGCAGTACGCCGCTCGCTGATTGATAAGCTGGAGCAACAGAGTACGCCGCAAAGCCCCAACGAAATCATTGCGGCTATGGCACTGGCGAACGTCGCCCAGGAGCGCCATCTGAAATCGGTGGAAACGCAAGTCGAGCAGGTTGCCGAGGAAATCGACCATATCAAGCAAGGCACGATCCCCGAGGGATATCAGGGCTACAGCTATCTGCAAGCCACTTACGGCCTCAGTAACGCCAAAAGCAAGCAACTGGTCATGGCGTGGAGCGTCCCGCATAAAAAGGTTCCCCATGTCGCGCCGGACGGTCAGGTCACACAGATGTCCGTTGTTCATGAAAATAATTTTGTTTCTGCACTGAGCAACATGATGTACGAGGCAGAGCAGCGCGGCACCCAATGGTATCACCCGAAAATAGGACGCTTTTCTATTGCCGGATGGGAAGCCGCTGAAAATAACGCTAACCCTTCTGTCTATAACGGCTCAACCAAACCGCTAGCGCATTAATTAAAAGGATAAACACCATGACCAAAATCATTGCCTACAAAGGCTTTAACGCCGACCTGACTTGCCGTGATTATCAGTTCGAGATCGGAAAAACCTACCATCACGAACGGCGTGGTAGAAGTTTGCGGCTCCGGTTTTCATGCCTGTGAATATCCACTCGATGTCTTCGGCTACTGCGGGCCAGTCAATCACCGTTTGCCGAGGTTGAAGTATCCGGCGATATCGCCCATAAAGAGGAGGGAGACAAACTCGCCAGTAGCACAATCACCATCAAGAAGGAACTGTCCCTCCACCAAATGGTTGACCGCGCCGTCAAGTGCATAGCAAGTAAAATTGATAAGTCCGCAGGACAGGTGACCATTGAAGGCAACCGGTCAGTCGCCATCCACACAGGCTACCGATCAGTCGCCACTAACACCGGCGACGGGTCAGCCGCAGACGTTAGCGGCTTCGGATCGGTTGCCGCCTCTATCGGCGCGCAGAGTAAGGCCAAGGCCTCCGAGGGCAGCGCAATCGTACTGTGCTACCGCAATAGTGAGGGCGATATTATCCACATCCGTGCCAGCAAGGTGGGTGATAACGGCGTGAAACCGGATACCTGGTATGTGCTTAATGCAAACAGCGAGTTTAAAGAGGCCGATGATTAACCTCTGGTTCAGTTTTGCACTGAAAGCATCTGCACGTCAGGAAGGGGATAAGTTGACGAGGATGTGCGTCAGCCGCCCCACAGTCTCGGAATAACATCTTTAAACAGGCTTTGTTGAATAAATCGAACTTTTAGGTGACTGGCGGCTCTGATCACTACATTCGTTTCAACATCAGGTCCCCATGGCAAAGCAAAAGTTTAAAATCACCAACTGGCCCGCATATAACAATGCGCTCAGGCAGCGGGGGGACCTGACAGTATGGCTTGATGAGTCAGCCATTGCTGCATGGACTGAGAGTACACCACCTGAACATCGTGGCCGGCCACTTCACTACACCGATATGGCCATTACCACGGTTCTGATGATAAAGCGCGTGTTTAACCTTTCGCTCCGGGCGTTACAGGGTTTCGTTGACTCGATTTTTAAACTGATGGGGCTGTCGCTGCGCTGCCCAGATTACTCTCTGGTCAGCCGGCGAGCAAAAACCGTCGACATCAGCATAAAAACGCCAACCCGCGGCGAAATCTCACACCTGGTCATCGATGGCACCGGCCTGAAAATCTTCGGCGAAGGCGAATGGAAAGTCAGACAGCATGGGGCTGAGAGGCGCAGAGTATGGCGCAAGCTTCATCTGGCAGTAGATAGCGTGACACATGAAATTATCTGTGCCGATTTATCGCTAAGCGGTACGACAGATGCGCAGGCGCTGCCCGGGCTGATTAACTAAACCCACCGGAAAATCAGGGAAGCGTCGGCTGACAGTGCTTACGATACGCGTTACTGTCATGATGCTCTGCTGAGGAAAAAAATAAAGCCGCTTATCCCACCGTGAAGTGGTGCGCAATATTGGCCAGCTCGATACCATGAGCGTAACCATGCGGTGGCAAATCAGCATCTGAGCGGCAATAACGATACCTGGAAAAAGAAAGTAGGTTATCACCGGCGTTCACTGGCTGAAACGGCCATGTTCCGGTTTAAAACACTTCTGGGTGGTCATCTGAGTCTGCATGACTATGACGCGCAGGTAGGTGAGGCAATGGCAATGGTTAAAGCACTTAACCGGATCACACTGTTAGGAATGCCAAACAGCGTCCGCATCATGTAACAATCGCCCTGATAGGGAGGAAGTCGTCACAAATTTCGGATTTATTCAACAAAGCGCTTTAAACAATAAACTCAGGACGCTCGCCAGCAGGAACCATTGCAGCAACGTCCATGCTCGAGGAGGTAGATATTGATAAATAATCTACACGGTAAAAAGGTTCACATAGACATAAGTCACAATCAGGAAGGTGGATTTTCTCTGCTCGTTTCTGATGACGTTATCGGGACTCGAATTGCCGGGGCTAAAGTTGGCGGCTGTAGGACCTTGGAACGATTTACTGTAGATGCCCAGGCGCTGATCGACGCAATAACGGAGCATGCCCATGTTTAAAACATTCTGGACAATGAAAATTGTCAATTGGTTTTTCACTGTTTCATGCGGTGCCTGTCTGGGTCTGGCGCTTATATCGTTCAGTGATACATCGCCACTCTATACAAAAATCAACGACGGCATATTGGCACTGCTAGCACTGCTCGGCGTTCGGCTGACGCTTGAATGTATTGCAGTGCAATTTGTTCAGGCCGAAATATTAAAGAAGATTCTTAACAAACTTGAAAATAAGGACACAAATCATGAATAACATTATTTGTAGCGACAGTATACGGGATATGGTTCTGTTCGATGGCGCCTCATCAAAATTATGCGCAAACGCCGACGACGAAATTATGACGATCAAGCGCGAACTGGCAAAATGGAAAACACTGGCTGAAGGGCAAGAATGGCTGTTAAAAGAGGGCGATGAATTCAAACGTTCGATAATCAGCATCTACGAAAAGGGTCTGAAAAATAAAACACCATCGTCTAAGATCCTTATCGACATTATCGTAGACACCTACGCGGCATTAGGGTATCAGGGAGATAGCCATGAGCCGGTATTATAATCAGACACGCGTTGTGCATAATGGCCTTGAAAAATGGGAATCAATTCACAATGGGCTTACTGTTTCTCGCATTGATGAAAGTCTTATCGTTATTGAATCTAGCGAGATGGGCGTTGCGCACGTTAAATTTGAACTCACCAATGAGCAACGCGACAAGTTAATAGCAATCCTCGCACGGGCATAGCCGCAAGACATAAACAAGTCAGACATCAATATGCGCAAAATAATCAGGCGTAGGAAATTCCGTCTTTACGGCGGACCTTACCACGGAGCTACTGTTATGCTGTATTCCGAAAACACATTAATTTTCACGGCGAAAGGCCAGCATGGAAGATACAAAGGCACCCACCCCGATTTATATTGGGAGGCACTGCGTGTCGGCTAAAAAAGTATTTACCCCGCGCCCTTATCAGGCGCGGATGGCGACACATATTCTCACGCATCCGCGCTGTAATATCTGGGCGGGCATGGGGATGGGGATGGGCAAGACCGTCGCCACATTAACGGCGCTGGACACCCTATTTAAATCGGGCAGCGAAACGCGACCCGCGCTGGTGCTGGCCCCTCTACGCGTTGCGACATCCACCTGGCCGGATGAAGCGCTGAAATGGACGCATCTGCGCAACCTTGTGGTGCAGCCCATCACCGGCACGCCAAAACAGCGGCAAGCGGCGCTGGCGAACAGCAACGCCAATGTATTTACCACCAACTACGATAACGCGCTATGGCTGGTTGAGACGCTGCGCGGGCGCTGGCCATTCGGTACCATTATCGCCGACGAGAGCACCCGGCTTAAATCTTTTCGGCGCTTTGTTGAATAAATCCGAAATTTGTGACGACTTCCTCCCTATCAGGGCGATTGTTACATGATGCGGACGCTGTTTGGCATTCCTAACAGCGTGATCCGGTTAAGCGCTTTGACCATTGCCATAGCCTCACCTACCTGCGCGTCATAGTCATGCAGACTCAGATGACCACCCAGAAGTGTTTTAAACCGGAACATGGCCGTTTCAGTCAGTGAACGCCGGTGATAACCTACTTTCTTTTTCCAGGTATCGTTATTGCCGCTCAGATGCTGATTTGCCACCGCATGGTTACGCTCATGGTATCGAGCTGGCCAATATTGCGCACCACTTCGCGGTGGGATAAGCGGCTTTATTTTTTTCCTCAGCAGAGCATCATGACAGTAACGCGTATCGTAAGCACTGTCAGCCGACGCTTCCCTGATTTTCCGGTGGGTTTGGTTAATCAGCCCGGGCAGCGCCTGCGCATCTGTCGTACCGCTTAGCGATAAATCGGCACAGATAATTTCATGTGTTACGCTATCTACTGCCAGATGAAGCTTGCGCCATACTCTGCGCCTCTCAGCCCCATGCTGCCTGACTTTCCATTCGCCTTCGCCGAAGACTTTCAGGCCGGTGCCATCGATGACCAGGTGTGAGATTTCGCCGCGGGTTGGCGTTTTTATGCTGATGTCGACGGTTTTTGCTCGCCGGCTGACCAGAGAGTAATCTGGGCAGCGCAGCGACAGCCCCATCAGTTTAAAAATTGAGTCAATGAAACCCTGTAACGCCCGGAGCGAAAGGTTAAACACGCGCTTTATCATCAGAACCGTGGTAATGGCCATATCGGTGTAGTGAAGCGGCCGGCCACGATGTTCAGGTGGTGTACTCTCAGTCCATGCAGCAATGGCTGACTCATCAAGCCATACTGTCAGGTCCCCCCGCTGCCTGAGCGCATTGTTGTATGCGGGCCAGTTGGTAATTTTAAACTTTTGCTTTGCCAT